GCACGGCCGATATCTGCTTCACGTATTTCATCTGGACACCCCCAGGTGCCGACGGGCGAAAGCCCTGATCGTATCCCGATCGTTCTGGTCGATCACCATGAACGGACGGGCTGGAATCACAACGCTTTTCTTAAGGACAAAAACAACAAACACTTTTCCCTTCTTTCCCTTTTTCGCCAGAACCACTCCCGAGGATCCTCCCTTCTTGCTCTGGATCCAGACGCTGTGTCCGCTGGCCTTCAGACCGGACATGACCTGGGAAGCCTTGAATCCATACCGGCGCTGCAGCGTTCTGGTTCTGCTTGAGGCCGGGATCCACAACCACTTGCCCTTGGCTGTAATCGTCTGCCCGAAATGATTGGTCTTCGCTCCCTGGCGATTGGTTCCCACAGCCACCTGGGAACCGGTCACATGGGACGAAATGGATGACAGCAGCTGGCCGCGATCGCGCAGGGTGTTGGATCCGCGTTTCACAGCGACGGTCAGAGGCGCGTTGTCGGGACCGATACCCCCGTTGATGCGACGCTGGACGGAACTTACCATATAATCCCCGACCTGCCTGAGCAGCGAGGGCATGGGCTGGTTCTTAACCTCGACCAACTGGGTGTGCTTCACCACGATTCTCATGCATGGCTCCTGTCGTCAGGCAGCTTGGAAATCCTGCCTTTTTTGAACGATACCGCGGGGATTGGATTCTGCTGTACGGACCCGCCCTGATAGCCAGCTGCATCGACCGCATCCCCATAGGCCGCGCGAAGCATCTCGAGGGCATCCTCACGCTTGTCGCGCGCGACCTCCTCATTCTCTGCGTAGCTGTACAATTCATAGAGCGCCCTCTTGATCACAATCTCGCGATTGATGGGCAGGGAAGGATCGAAGACCGCACCAGCGGCCACGACCTTCGCCTCGCACCACATCGTGGCCTTATGAATGGCGCGGCTGGCAATATCATCGTCACCGCCGGTGAGCACATTGTAGTTGTAGATCTTTATCTCAGCTTTCAAATCACTAACGGTGACGACTCCCATTGCTTTTACCCTCCTATTGGTTTCGCAGGACTAGTCCCCAAGGGGCTCGAACCAGCAGAAGGCTTTCTCACTCACCATCGGGAACGGCTTGCTTTCGCTGATGACCCTGATGCCCGAAGGATCCTCGACCTTCACCGACTTCGAGAAGAACGGGATTGCCTCGAGGTTTCCATCCAGGTCGTCGACGGCACAGTAGGTGAGCTCGGGAATATCCTTCACCCAGGCTACCGCCTTCTTCGCCTCGACCTCCTGCTTCACGACAGCCTCACCAGAAGAGTTCCGGTCGTCATAGGATCCGTCACACAAGGTGAACACGAATCCGGCCACGTTGATCTCGTTCGCTGCGACCGTCGCCCCCATTCTCTTTGAGTCCGGCAAGGTGACGATCTTGTTCGCCAGGGAAACGAAGACCTCCGCGGATACCAGGAATCCCACCTCTCCGGACGCTCCCTCCTCATTCAGCTTGCGCCTGATGGAGATCGCATCATTGAGAATGTCGCCGATTCCAGTGCCGGAAGCGTCCCACTTTTTCGTCACTGTATAAGACAGGGGGGTTCCGCTGCCATAGGTGACGCCGTACCGGACAAATCCGCTCTCGGCCTGCATCTGGTAGTCGATCTTGCCGGTGATGGCCTGAGCGCACAAAGCATCGCGGGTTTTGTCCGTTGTCTCCATGAGCTTGAGGATCATCCGGTCGATCTCGGCCTGGACCAGTGCCTGGCCTCGGGCGCCTCCGTCTCCGAAGAGAGTCCTCATGTCGTTCAGTCGCGCCCCGGTGAGCAGCCTGTTGAGCCTGATCGGCATGGGCTCGATCATGGCGATGGAGTTCGATCCACCACCGACCGTAAGCGAAGCCCCTCCCCGCGTCACCACAGGAACGCTGCGGATCGTATCGATGTATTCGTCCATGCGCACGACCGGCAATCCGGTCTGCGTGCGCCGGGAGAAGATCGTATCGAACACGACGGACCTTCTCTTTTGTTTCCGCTCGATCAGCTTGGAGATGGTCGAGACGGTCAGATAGCCCTGGATGAATGTCAAAATATCCATAGATTCTCTCCTTCCTTGAGTCGCAGCCCTCAGAGGGTTGCGTAGATTCCGATCTTGGCCAGGGCGTCAACCGCGGCCTGGGTGATTGCTCCAGCGGCAATTCCGATCACCAGAGCCGTCTTGAGCACCGTCCCGTGGACGATCGCGCTCACGATATCCTCGCGGGAGGTGTCGGTCGGACGGATCGCCACGGCGAACACTGCCCTCGCAACCTCGACTTCCGGACTTCCGGAATCCGCTGCGGGTGCAGACTGGAACGATACCGAGATCGCACCCGTCTCATAGTCGACGGTACCGGATCCTCCGGTCCCTGCGATGACCCCGTGCCCGTTGTCGGCCAGTTCGACCAAGCCGTGCGTCACCTTGACCGAACCAGGCTGCAGGGGAGCGGCCTCGCTCGTGTGGGTGAACACCTTGTTCGCGTCGTTGACCAGTCCGGTCATTTCCTCGTCGGACACCACGGCGTACGGAACCACCTTGCCGTCCGAATCCTTCGCGAGCACACATCCTGCAGGGATGATGCCCTGTTCAGACTTAGCGATCACCGGGAAAATCACGGGCGGGTGCCGCCCATCGATCACTTCCTTAGCCTCGATCGTCTGATACTGCGTTCTTGCTTCCATATGATCTCCTTAAGCGCACCCTCAGTGCGTCAATATCTTTGTGCCAGGGCCGAGATGTCGATGATCTCCTCCTGGCCTCTTCTCGCATCGCTGAAATCGTGCCGCTTGGTCAGGTTCGACCTGCCGTCCGGAATCGACTTCACTATCTCCACGAACCGGGCAACCATCGCATCCTCCTCATCGGAGAAATCCGACTGGCCCAGGTCGCACAACCTGTCGCTGAACTCAAGGACCTTGTCCATCATTCCCGCGGGAACCACGGGTGTCAGCTCGGCCTTGATCCGGGCCCGCTGGGCCCCCTTGTACATCTTTTTGGCCGACTCCATCCTCTTGTCCGAAAAATCGGGGGAAGCTGCAGGGGGAGCCGGAGTCTCGGCAACAGGCTCTGGATCCGGATCATCCTTATGGTCGTCTGCAGGAATATCCGCAGGTGCCTCCTCTGGCGGTTCGACAGGATCCGCTGGAGGATCCTCTCCAGGCACCTTATCCGGCTCGGCGAAGTCCGACTTGTGAAAGACAAACGAATCGGCAAAATCCGTGCCACCCTCGATGCTCGGCGCCCCGCTGTCGCGAAGCTCCTTAAGTATCTTCAGGTCGCGGATCTTGGGAGGAACCGCACCGAGGAACGCCAGGTGGTGCAGGTACCGCTTGGAATCGCTGCCCCTTTGGGGAATCGAGATCGACCAACCGTCATAAAAACCCTGGTCAATCGCCTCGGCAAGCACGATGTCCAGCATCACATCCCCGCTGAGGGTGGCGCTCACGCCATCATCGGACTCCTGCAGCTCCAAGGCGACCACGTTTCCGAAGCTCGGCCACCAATCCTTATCCTTGGTCATGTCGTGTCCGATCGAGACGGGCGCACGGCCATCGAATGTTTCCTTGACCTCGCGCAGATCCTTCAGGGTGATCTCGGCCCCGTCCATTCCGAACTGGCCCACCCGTGCAAGCTCCATGCGCTTGAGTGTCTTTTCTCTTTCCATAGCAAACCCTCCTTGGCTGCTTGTCCATCATCAATCCCAGCCTATCAAAAACGACCGGGAATAAATCCAAAACGCCGTGATGCGGGGCTGTCTCGGGTGGATTTGCCATCCGATATTACGCACCCGCAGCCAATTTGCCCGCAAAGGCGTTTAACAACGTTGTACAACGGGGGTTATGGCAAAAGCCGTCCTACTTGAGCTTTGAAACCGTAGAGGCCGCCAGAGGCCCGTTTTTCGCATCAGAGCAAAGATGCGACGAAAGCCTCCCTTTTCCCCTGGTCAACAAGATCCCTCAGGTGCCGGACATGGTCCATGGTCAGATACACGATCCTCCCACCGACATTCACCGCCAGCAAGGATATCTCCCGCCGCGCCGATATATCGACAAGCGCACGGGAAAGAACCTTGGACAGGGCGGGGACCTGTGTGGCGGACACCTCCAGGTAGGCCGACCGGGCACGTTCGAACAACGCTCCCACAGTGGACGGCTTCCCGTCGAACCGCCCCATGGCCCAGCGGTCCATGCCGTTCACCCAAGCGCTCCCGTCCGCATTGAGCTCCACATACCACCCCTTGTCCTTGGCAAGGTCGGCCGCCATAGAGGTGATGTTGTCACCTGCCTTCATTGTCTCGGGATGGCGAACGCCACCCTTGGGCACGTCGACGGAAACATACCCCGCCTTCGCCTTGGCAAAATCCTTGCACACTGTCTGGCCGACCACGCCGTTGAGCTCCTCCTGTATCATCGCCCTGGATATCCTCGCCTGCTGCGCCGGTGTGACGTTCCACAGCGCGTTGTCCTTGATCGGGTTGTGACCGAACGAACCCTGAGCCGGTTTTACATATTCGGGCGACGGAGGAGAGAGTTTTGACAGGTCGTAGTCGGAAGCCTCGTCTGCGTAGATGGCCCGCACTGTGCTGCGGCAGCCGTAGTGCAAAGGCGGCCAGTTCGATTCCCACCACGGATCATCCGGTGGAAGAACTATCCCGGTACGCTGGGCGCAGATGTCGGTCTGGCGTGCATCCTCGATTCCTATGAACTCCAAAAGCGCCGGAGGATTGTTCTTGAACTGCTGGGCGCGTCCGGCATTGTAGTCGCTCTGGATGTTCGTGCGGTAGACATTCTCATAGTAGCCCGCCTGACCGCTCGCCCACCCCGATGCACCCAGGGCGCCATCCAGATCAAGAGACTGTACGAACGATTCCACACCGGATGCCTCTCCAGTCAGCTGCGCCAGGTAATGGGTCCTTGCCCTCTCCACCGCATCCAACTGCGCCAGGCGCCCCACGGTCCATGCCCTTGCCCGCAGGGCGTCACTGATCTGGTAGTAATCCTTCCGAGTCAGCGATATCCTTCCCCGGGAGAACGCCACGGCCTCATCGAACGACAGGGGCTTTGGCACCGCGTCTGCGAAATCCGAGGAGCCCGGCGCCACATGGCTCATGCCGAGCATGAAGGACGCGAGCATCACCTCATAGGTCCGGTCGACGATATCCTGGTCCACATCGGGAACAAACCCGCGTTCGAGCGTCTTGGCATCGGACTTGACCGCGGCCAGCCAGGTGCCGAGGGTTTTTCCCACGGCCTGCTGGAGAGCGGGGAACGCAGCCTCCTCAAGGTCGATTACCTTGCGGATCTTGTCGGCCTCATCCATCAGCGTCTTCCCAGGATCAGGACTTTTTTTTTACCATCTTCATCGGCGAAATCATCGGCGGTCCGGGGGCGCGGATTCTTTCCCGCGCTGCCCATCATCTCCTGCGCCTGCTCCTCTGTCAGATTGAAAAGGATTTTCAACTGCCCGAGGCCCGCGTCCCTGGGAAGCTCGCCGAGCTCCACGCTCTTCACGATCGAAGTGGCGGCGGTGACCTGCGCGCCGTTGAGTGTGACACCGGCTCCGGTCTCGGCGACGGCGGCCCCCTCCTTGTCGGGATCTATCGCAGGCTCGGCAGGCTCGTTTAGCTCCAGAGGAGCGAAGCGGGGGGGGCGCGCTTCAAACAGCGAAGGAACGCCCGTTGCCGTTCCGAGCTGCATCAAGGGTGAGGAACCGACGAAAGCGTCATCCTTGTCTTCGTCGTCCGGCTGGGCCAGCCCATAGCGTGAATATATGGCTTTCTTCGATATGGGAATCTGCCTGTCTATCGCCTTGCACACGGTGTCGAACGAGGCGTAGTCGCCCGTGTCGATCATGAAAAGGGGCTTGTCGGCGTCCTTCCCAAAATTTACGGCGATCGACATGTCGATGAGCCTTTGTATCGTATACGCCAGGGCCCGGGCGTCGTTCTCGTAACCGGCCTGCTTGGTGCGCTCCTGTACCGTCCCCAGAGCCTGCGTGCCCGTGTCGGAGACGTTGGTGGAGAGCGCCTGGCCTGTCATGGCATAGGCTATCTGAAGGTCACACGCCTTGATGAGCACATCGAAGTCGCTGACGGCCCCGGCCATGGTGAGCTGCTTCAGGTCCTTGATATTGCCCAAGGCCCCTCCGGATCCGCTGGAAACGAGGCTGACCTGCTCGGCCACTTCCTCGGCTATCTGCTTGGCCTTGCTCGGGTCGCTCGCTTCGAACAACGCGGCCAGGGACGGCACGCTGAACTTTTCGGTGGCGGTCAACCAGTACTGCCAACCGAGCCGCTTAAACTGCCACGGCCAATACGCTGCCCGAAGATACGCGATTCCATAAGGCTGGTTGTGCGCATCACCCTCTGTGCGGTGCACGATCCACTTGTACGGCTCATCCAGCAGCTGGCTGCCCATGCCGATGTACCACATCTGGCCATCATCGTCGAACCGGTACTTGTTTATATCGTGGCCCTTGAGGCTGTCGATGTACAGCCATCCGTCCGGGTCGCGCTCCCATAGGATCTCGGCCGGACGGAAGCCGTACTTCAACGCTCCGGTCAGCATGTACCAGGCATACTTGCGCATGCGCTGCTCGGTAAGGTACTTGTCCCGGTACTCGTTCACCTTTTCGTTCTCGGTATCGGTCACGTAGACCGGCAGGTTCGTGGTGCCGTTGCGCCGGTCGAGAAACAGGCTGCTGATCCGCGAGTCGGCAAGCATATCGTCGAATATCAGAAGGCCCCGGCCGCTGCGGGAAATGACCTCATCGGGGTTCGGCAGGTATTGGTACACCAGCGAATCCCTGACGATCCTCAGTTTGTCCAGGTTCTTGACATCATCTGCCATATACATATCTCCTCATCATTTCCTTCATACGGTTGCTTTTCCTCTGCGCCGCGACACCAACCGGGGTGGCCGGGCCGGTGGCGGGGATCACGCTGTAATAGACTGCGTCCGGGATACCGTCGTTCACGCCCTTGGTGGGGAACGCCTGCAGCCTGGACATCTCCCCACTGTTGCGCAGGGTCTCGTTGAACCTTATGATGCCCGCCTGCACATGGGGCTGGTACTGCATGCAGCGCTTCTTCTTCGATGCGCCGCCGGGCTTCGCGCCAGCCATGGGGAGCATGATGCCGAGGTCCATCGCCTTCTCAAGCAGGAACTGCCTGTAGAACTTCTGGAACGCCACCTCCTCGAAGTAGATGTTTTCCGGACTCCACATCTCATACATGAGCACCATCTGCTCGAACAGGTCCATGTGTGACCCGTAGGGCTTGGACCACCAGGCGAGCACATACTTCATCTTCCGCACCAGGTCATGGGCGGTGACCGCAATGGCGGCATCATCGGATCCCTCGGCGTTCGGGTCCACACCCATGATCACCTTCATCTTCGACAGGTCGATGTCCTTGATGTCGAAATACAAAAACCACGACGGGTCGAATATGCGCCCCTCGGAATTCACCGAGAGTGACAGATACTCGACGTCGTACACCATGTCCCCGACATCGGCGCGCTTGCGCTCAAGGTCCGCATGGGTCCACCGGCTTTCCCACAGCGGGGTGCCGTCCTCCAGCTGCGCGCTGAACCGGAGCGCCAAAAATCCCTGCAGTTTTCCGCTGAGCACCTCATCCTGCAGCATGGTGATCGGGTCGTGGTCGTTGAAATGGGTGTTGACCATGACGATGAAGGAATCCTTGCCAAGGTTGAACGCGGTACGCTTGATCCATCCATACGCCTTCGCGCATTGGTCGGGGCTGTCCGCCTCGGCGTCTTTCAGAAGGTCGTCGATGACGACCAGTTCGGGACGGGCCTCATGGTGGCGCAAGCCCCTTGCGGAAGCGCCCTTGCCCTTGCCGATCAGCGCCACCCCGTTAGCCAGAACAATCTTCCCGGCACCCCACTGGGAGCCGCGCATCTCGCCGAAGTCCTTGGCTATCAGTTCGTTGTCATCCACCTCATGCTTGATGTTCTCCAAGAATCCCTTGGCATCATCATCGGTGGCACCGAAGAGCGCGATGAACCGCCTCTTGGCATACAGGGCGCACCATAATGGATAGGCCAATGTCATGCGGACCGACTTACCATGATCGCGTGGTTCCATGTCTATGATGCCACGCAGCCCCTCGGTAGCGCGCACGTACTTGCGGTACGGCTCACGGGTCCACCTGCGCAGCTCCATGGCAGCATCGGCATCCACCCGCCCATCGGTGATCACCTTGTAGATCGCCAGCTGGTAGGGAGCCGGGGCTTTGGTGAAATAGTGAGGCAGGTAGGTATTACAGAAGTATTGGAAATCGCTTTCAGCCCGCGCCTTGCGCATGTCGCTTTCCCTGCGCTCGGCAGTGGGGCGCCCGGCGATCTCCACCAACAGGTCGTTCATTCCTTGACCTCCAGGGTAGACACGATGCCGACAATCCGCTCAAGCACATCGGGGTGCTTCTTGAGCTCCGCCTGCAGGCGCTGCACCAGGTCCTTCTTGGCCTTGTTATATCCGTTCTGAAAGCTCAGGCGCTGCTTGGCTATCCTGGTCTGCGCGTCGGCCAGACGGTTCACCGCGACGATCAGGTCGGTGGGATCGTCGAAGGTGAGGCTGTCGATGGACTGCACGAAGTCGAACACCTGCTTGGTCAGCAGGCTGGTGGTGATCTCCACGACATCCGTGTTGGGATTGTCGCGCACCGTATCGATGAGCACGCGGGCCTCGGTCGCGGCCTTGGTATACTGGGCGGCGACACTCTTGGAGGTCTTCAGGGACCTCCTGATGGCTTCGCGTGAAATGTCGTAGCCTTCCTCGCGCAGCACATCCTCGATATCCTGGACCGACTTCTTGTCGGCTTCGTACATCTCGACGATCCGCTCGATAATGCCCATCAGGTCGGCCTTGGATCTCCGTCCCATGCTAGACCTCCTTCTCGACAAGAACGCCGGGGTCCGACACAGTTCCCTCGACCACGTCCATGCCCTTGCTGGTGGCCCGATACATGCGTACCTTTTTGGTCGGCCGCGCGGGGTGGGGATTCTCCTCCTTGTCCACATAGCCGCGGTCGGCCAGATAGGCGAGCGCCTTGATGATGTCCGAATACTCGTAGTACTCGTACTTGATCTGCGCGATGGACAGCTCCTCGACGCGCTCGGGGTAAACCTCCACCAGGAACATCAATATGCTGCCGCGCAGCACGGAATGCCTGGACGGGGTGACGATCTTGGTACCGCTCATGTATCCCTCTCCCTTGTATCCTTGATCTGGTCGATTCTCTGGTTCAGATGGAGGTACTCCTGCCTCCATC